AATCCATCTAAAAGTAGTTCCTATACCATCTACATTAAAGGCACTATTATCTAATTCAGTTCCTTCTCCACCTTGATATGCTATTGTATTTAAATAGGTATTACCAGTTAAGTTTCCAGTCACATTACCTGTTAAATTACCAGTAAAAGTTGGTGCGGTAACAGCACCAGTAAAAATACCAGAGCCATCAGTGTTATTTAAACGAATCATAACAGTATTTGTTTTACCACCAACATTTTGTTCAATTCCAGTTGTACTTGAACGAGTAAAATCAAAACTATTTATTGGATTATTATGCCATATACCCCAAGCTGTATCATGTTCCATGAAAATCCAGGATGAAGTTTCACCACCACTTGTAGGATTCCTTGACCTTAAAAAAGTTGGATAAGTAGTGCTTGCATCTGATTTCATTCTTATACCCTCAGCACTAGCACCACCATCCATTTGTAATGCAATACCATTTTTAGTGCTTGTTATAGTATCACTAAAATTACCAGTAGTTCCAGATATTGTACCACCAGTTACGTTTCCAGTTAATGGTCCACTGAATCCAGTTGCTGTAACACTACCAACAAACGTAGCATTTTTTGATGTGTCTATTGTTAAAGCAGTTCCAGTGTTTTGTACAAATTTTAATGGATGTGTAGAGTAACTTCCTATTACAACCTCAGATTCACCAGCATATATTATTGCATTAGCATTATTATTTGTATCTAATAATCTTAAAGATGGGTTGCTGTTATTACTTATTAAAATATTTCCGCCAAAAGTACCGCCATTTGCTTTTGATACAAAATCTGTTGGTAATGTTTGATCACCAGTATTTGTACCAGATAAATTATTAGCACTTAAATCACCACTAAATGTACCAGTAGTTCCAGATATTGTTCCACCAGTAACACTACCTGTTATATTACCTGTAACATTACCAGTTAAATCGCCAGTAAAAGCACCAGCAATAGCACCAGTTCCAGTAATAGTAGGTGAGGTTAAAGTTTTGTTAGTTAAGGTTTGTGTTGTTGTTAATTGTACAATATTACTATTTGTAATACTAGCAATTTTTGTAGAAGTATCAGCATTACCTGTTACATTACCTTCTAAATTAGCAACTAAAGTTGCAACTGTATATCCTGTAGCTGATGTGTTAACAGTAGTTAATGGTTTTACCGTTAAACCTGTAAACAGTTTAAATTTATCATCACTAGCATCATTAAATAATCCTTTGTATTTAGTTCCACTAGAAGCATATTTACCAAATAATCCAATGTCTAATATATTTGCAGAATTATTTACTGCTAATTGAATTAAAGGATCATCAACTTCTAAATCTACTACATTTAAATATGTAAGAGTTCCGTTGACTGTTAAATTGCCACTTACTTCTAGGTTGCCTCCTATTTTAACATTATTAGAAATATGTAATCCATAATCTGATTGTGGAGTTATTCCTATTCCTATTTGTGTTGTTGAAACATATAGAGGAGAATTATTACCAAAGCCATCTGTTAATTGTTTAGCACCAATGGTTATATTGCCATTATCACTAAACTTAACAAGTGACTGATAAGTATCTTTTATTTTAGTATTAGAAAGAGATGCCATTATTCAAAACAAGTTGGTTGTGAATTAAACATCTTTACCCAATTTATTATGTGTGTCATTATCTTTCTTTTTTAAATACGTTAATAATTTTGTTACGTTAACCTGTTTAGGTTTGTAGTTCTTTTTTATATTACCCATCCATGAAAACCTGTGTCTTTGTCTGGATAAATATCTTGATTTGAATTGCTGTAATATTCATCAAACTTAGACGGTGCATTAAAACTCATATAATCAATAAACCTTTGTGCATAGTATTCTGCAAAATCTCTCTCCTTTTGAATTAAGAAATCTATCTCTTCTTTGCTTGCGTTAGAGCTGCTTTCAGCACTGTGCTTATATACACCTCCATTTGATATAGAATAGGCAGCAAATGGCAAGTATTCTACCATAGCGAAGTGAATAAGCATTGGTTGTATGTAATCATTTACTAAAGATAAGTAATCTCCAGATAACGAACCAGCTAATATATCAGCACTTATTTTATTGTATAAATCTGTACCTAAATAGTTTTGTATATGTATTTCTTGTGCTAAGTCAATAAATTGTATAAATTTATCTGTATCTACGTTTGAATTTAACGAGGTATTCTTGACTAAATCTGATCTCTTTATAAATAGTGCTTTTGCCATTATTCTTCTTTATTTATTGATTCTTCTTCTATTATCTCACGATCCCCTTTTTTAATACCAGTTTCTTTTTCTACTTCAGCATCTGTCATAGCATTAGTTAGATCAGTAAATTCTAAAGGTTGTAGTGTTTTAAAGTATATATCTAATTCAACTCCATTATACATTAATACCTTTTCTAATTCATCCAGTATAGTAACTTGCATTGGACGAATAACTGTGTTATCCATAAGTATTGAAGCTGTTTTTAATTCTTCAGCATTGTTTCCTAATCCAGTATTGTCTTTTATACCTACAAGCATAGGAGATACAATTCTATGTGAAACCATAACTTTTCTCATTGATTCATCACTAAGAAATTTATACTGTTCATGTGCGTCACTTAGTATAACTGGATCAATACTTGCAGACAGTTCTTTGCTATCATTAAAAGCCAATATAAATCTACCAGCATTAGAAGAACCACTAAACTTTTCTTGAATATTACTTTCTATAAGCGATCTCTGCTCTTCTGTAGGAACACCATTATTAAAGTTAATAAGCATGCTTGGTGCAAGTCCATTTTGTATATTATTTATATGATAGTTAGCTATTTCTTCTTCTAGTTCTGCATATTGTAAACCACCTTGATAATCTACAGGAGAGTAATAATAGAATCCAGCTCTATAAGGTTTAATATATAATATCTCTAATCCAGCATTACTTGATCCAAATGCAGGTATTCTTTTAGGTTGTGTTTTAAACGAAACCTCTGACCAATTTTTAGAGTAGTAAAAACCTTGTATTTCACCCTTGTTATTTGCCTTCTCTGCCCTTAACGTCTCTATAGGCATGTGTTCTACTTGCACAATCTTTTTGCGGTCCTTAGAATAGATTATTTGAAGTGCTGCTTGTCCCATCATTTTATAGTCATAGCATATCTTTTTCATACAAGATTTAGTAAAGAGTTCTTTCATCTCTACATAGTTTTTCCCTTTTACATCTTCTTCAACAGCATCTATACCTTTACCATATATCATTTCTACTATACCATTAATAGCGGCATTGTTAGTAGCACTTCCATTATATCTATCTATAAGGTATTGAAAGTAATTGTTATCTTCTCCATATTCTACCCACTCTCTATTGTGTTGTTCTACAATCTCAGGTCGTGTATAAGATGACATATTAACTATATGTATCTTTCCTTTTTCTGCTTTAGGCAAAGGATTATTAGCTAATCTCTTTTTTGCCATTTTATTTACTTTTCTCATATTATTACAAAATCGTTATCGTATGTGTTTTCTGTTGTGTATTCTCCAGAATGTACATCAAAGGTATTAAAATTAGTTTGATCTGTACAGAAAATAGAACCTCTATATATAATTGTAGAGCTATTCTTTATTACAAACGAATAGAATCTGCCTTCAATTAATAAGTTTTTAGATTGTGAATCTACAAAAGTACCTGTTATAGTCATGTAACCATTAGAGTTACTTACAGATACCGTAATAGGTGTAGTTTTTCTAGTTGATTTATCTGTAAGTTCAAAAGTAACTGAGCTTTGTGCACTTCTAGGAATGACTTTAAAACTCTTTGAGCTTGCTGATGTAGTTAATATTACCATATTATAAATAACAAATAATCTGGTATTTGTTTTAATAAAAAAAGGAGCACCGAAGCACCCCTTTATTTAACCCTATTAAATTTAGTTATTATGAATTTGAACCAGGTGTAATAGTATTTGCACCAGCCGCAGTAATTTGTGCTGCTGCTGTTTGACCTCCACTATTTTCTAGGAAGTTAGCTGGTACTTTTTCCATACCGCTAAACGTAAGTGTATAACCACTTAAATCTCCCATCGCTGCACCAGTTACTATTGTTCCACCA